AACTTTTCTACTCTATACAGGGAGAGGGTAGATATATGGGAGTGCCCAGTGTGTTCCTTAGAACTTTCGGCTGTAATTTCCGCTGTGCTGGCTTTGGTATGCCTCGTGGCGAACTAAGTGCGGAAGCAGAGGACATTGCAGTTCAACATGAACTAAAGCCTTACGCAAAGTATGAAGAGTTGCCGCTAGTCAGCACAGGGTGTGATAGCTATGCAAGCTGGATGCCTGAATTTAAAGACCTTAGCCCACTACTTACTACAGATGCCATCGCAGAACGCATTATGGAAATACTGCCACATGGAGAATGGCGTGATGAACATCTTGTCATCACAGGTGGTGAACCTTTGCTAGGTTGGCAGAAGGCATATCCAGACTTGTTGAGTCATCCCAAGATGCGCGGATTAAAAGAGATTACATTTGAGACCAATGGCACAATGAATTTAACAACAGAATTCAAACAATACTTACATACATGGAAATATCATGATGTTGATTTCTATAGAGAGATTACATTCAGTGTTAGTGCTAAATTGCCTTGCAGTGGCGAGCCATGGGAAGATGCTATCAAACCCGAACGTGTATGTGAATATGAAGAATACGGCACAGCATATTTGAAGTTTGTTATTGCCACAGAGGAAGACTTTGCGGATGCAGAACGTGCCATTGCTGAATATCGTGCAGCAGGATTTATAGGGCATGTGTATCTAATGCCAGTGGGCGGGGTTGAAAGTGTATATGCATTGAACAATCGTAATGTAGCATTGTTAGCAATGAAACACGGATTACGCTACAGCGATAGACTACAAGTACCATTGTTTAAAAATGAATGGGGTACTTAATGGATTTATTCTGGGCATTTTTACTTGGTTATATAGTAGGCGTATTATATATGTGCTACCGTTCCAACGAAAATGCCAGAATAGATAGAACATAATATGAATGGAAAAATCATGGGATTGTTTGATAAAGTATTCGGTAAGAAAGCAGCCACTGCACCCGACCAGGTCACAGTTACAGAAGAGCCTAAAACACGAGCCAAGCGTGGTCCAAATAAGCCCAAAGAGCCTGTAGTAGAAGCGTCCATAGCATCAGAAAAAGATAAAGCTACTGCTGCTGGTGAACCTTGGGTTGGTGTTATTGGTGTAGAAATTGATCCCGACAATGTTGGTAATGGTTCATTTGAATTAGATTGGAATGATATCTTCTTGGCCAAGTTGGTCCGTGCCGGATATAAAGGAAAGACCGACCAACAAATAGTCGATTTATGGTTCCAAGAAATTTGCCGGAATGTTCTTTCTGAAGCATACGAACAATCGCAAGCAGATCCGATCGATCGGGCATTTACTACCCGAAAAAAATTAGACGACAATAGATCAGAATTCAGTTGACACACTGCTAATAACGTGTTAACATTGCGGTATGACTACATACCTACTGATTGATTTAGCTAACACCTATTTTCGAGCTCGTCATGCTGCACATAGAGGCAGCACTTTAGAAGAACGAGTTGCCTTTGGTTTACATGTAACTCTAAGCAGCATTAATAAATGCTGGAGAGATCAACGTGCAGATCATGTGGTTATCTGTAACGAGGGGCGCAGCTGGCGCAAAGACTTCTACCCTCCTTATAAGGCCAATCGTACAGTAGCCAGAGCCGCTGCCACAGTAGCAGAACAAGAAGAAGACAAGATGTTCTGGGAAGGACTCGATTCTCTTAAAGAGTTCTTTACTGAGCGTACTAATTGTACAACCTTGCGGCATGCCGAGCTAGAAGCAGACGATTTAATTGCAGGTTGGATACAAAGCCATCCTAACGACACACACGTTATTGTTAGCAGTGATACAGATTTTCACCAATTACTGGCCACTAATGTCAAACAATACAATGGTATTGCAGATGAGTTACATACACTAGACGGCATCCTTGATAAAAAAGGTAAGCCAGTAATTGATAAGAAAACTAAAGAGCCCAAGCGTATTCCTGACCCAAGTTGGATCTTATTTGAAAAATGTATGCGCGGCGATCCTACTGACAATGTCTTTAGTGCCTATCCAGGCGTGCGCACCAAAGGCAGCAAGAACAAGGTGGGATTAGAAGAAGCCTACAACGACCGCGATCATAAAGGATTCTCCTGGAACAATCTCATGTTGCAACGTTGGTCCGACCACAATGGACAAGAGCACAGAGTTAAAGACGACTACGAGCGCAATCGTGTACTAGTTGATCTATCTGCCCAACCTGACGATATTAAACAAAAGATAGCCGAAACTATTGCCGAGAATAGCGCAGCAAAAAACAAACCAATGGTCGGAGCACAATTTTTAAAGTTCTGTGGCAAATTTGAATTAAACAAGTTAAGCGACAATGCCAGTAGTTTTAGCGAATTGCTAGGATCAAGTTATGGTTGATTGTTTAATCATAGGTGATAGTATTGCTGTTGGTACTAAACAGTTTAGGCCCGATTGTGTAGCTGTTGCCAAGGGCGGAATTAATAGTTGGCAATGGCGTAAGCAATACATTGAAGGTGATCAAGGTGCTTTGCCTTTAGCTGAGACACTTATTATCAGCCTGGGATCAAACGATCACAAAGGTGTACATACAAAAGCAGAGATCTCCAGGATCCGTACAGCAGTTACAGGCAAACGTGTATATTGGATATTGCCGCATGGTAATAATATAGCCAGCGGTGTTGATATTAAAGACATACAGGCCGCGGTACGTGAAGTGGCAGAAGGCTTTGGCGATACTGTCTTGCCAATCAATCGTGTACAAGCAGACAACATTCATCCCAGTTGGGCAGGCTATAAAGAAATTGCAGATAAAACAAAATAAAGGACATAATATGTATATCACACTAACTAACGCATCACCTACACATCGTGGAAACAAAATAGCAATTAACAGCGATCTAATTGCCACAATACACCATTCTAATATTACTCGAGAATCAGGAGAAGCAGAGGACGTGACTTTTATTTTCTGTCCGCCACACGGAACTTGGGAAGTAATTGAGACACTAGAAGAAGTAGTGACTAGACTAAACAGTTACGATTAAAGGATTAACAATGAGTTCAATGATAGCCAAACCAGTAATCAAAAATAAATTTTGGATTGTTGAAGATGATGGTCAGAAGATTGGGACCATACAAGCATTAGATGACGGTGTTGTTCTAGTGCGAGGAAATCTACGCGAAAAGTTTGCATCGTTTAAACTGTTAAGCTCTAAGCATAACATTGTATCCACAAAAACTACTAAAGCAAAGAAAGTTGATCCCAATCAAGTACATGACTTTCCCTGTGATAGTTTTCCCTACAATCCTATATTTGATTTGAAACTGCGACTGCCGTTGTTTACCAAAGAGCCCAAAAGTAAAAGCTATTACTGTGCGGGCTATTACTTGATCAATGTAGAGGGCGAATGGTCTACAATTTTTTGCCCTAAGAAAATTGTATTGTCAAGGAATGATTTCTTTGGTCCTTATGCCAGTCAAAAGGAAGCAGATGGCAAATTGTCCCTGCTTTTATAGCAGAAATCCATTAACTGCGCATAAATAAAGTACATGATACAAATATCAAAGGACTAGACCATGAGCAGACCTAAACCAACTGTAATTTTAGAAAATTTAAACAAAACCAACTATAAATGCGACCAGGTACTGGCATCAGATGGTATCTGGGCTGTATACTACAACGGAAAGCCAGTTAACTTAAAAACACAAAATATTCTAGTAAGCTACCCGGGTCCTAAGTATAGAAAAGTATCTTTTTCAAATCCAGGGCATGCTATAAGTCTGGCCAAGAAGTTGAATGCGCAGTTTAAAACTGAAAAGTTCACAGTTGTATTACTAGACCAAGGATCCACAGTTTACTCAGCTGTATAATGCCTATCAAGACTCAACTTGAATGGACTAGAGTATTTTTAAAACAAAAAAATTCCACCAACATAGAAATTGATCAACAGACCGTTGACTACTTTCGAATTGTGTATTGGTTTAACCCAACTAACGAACGTAGTATGCGGTTAACAGATGCTGGGTTTGATAACTTATTAAGTTTCAATATACAGCATTTTTCTCACAAATTAGATTGTGCGATCCTGCCCAAAACATTAGTGCAGCTAGAAAAATTTTTTACAGAACCTTACTTTATACACCATCTTAACTGTATTAAAACGTTTGACGAGGCTACAAGCCTTACACTTACCTTATACAACAACAATCTCCAATCTTACCTAGATCATACGCAGAATATCTCTTGACAAGGTAAATACGTAAGTAGAAACCATGAGTTTCTATTAACATTACACACAGGAGAAAAATATGTTAAACCAGCTAGCCGGTTATTTCCAAAAGATGTTTCAGGCATTTGAAAAGCCACAAACTTACGGATCAGCATTAGAAGAATACATTGTCAGACACGCACCACAAAATACATGTGATGTAGATCGTCTTACACGTCAATTTGATATGCATCACGCAGGAAAGGGTTGGATATGAAATTACTTAAATCAATTTATAACTTTTTGGGCGATATGGGCAAGGCCCGTGCTGCTACTCATCTTGCACAACGTGGCGACCATGCAGGTGCTAAAAGGCTCATGATGGAAGACTTTAAGGGGTGGATTTAATTCACCAAAAAAACTGTTTAGCTATTGCATTAAGTAGATAAATAAGTTAACATACACACAAGGACACAATTATGTTTACACCCGATTTTTACATCGATCTCTTCCAGTCATCTAAAAGAATGATGACCAACAAAGTCTACACCGACGATAGACTGAATAAAGTTGCAAATAATTTTATTGATGCTCAAACAGTATTTGGTAAAATGATAGTCAACAACACAATCGAAATGCTCACTTATAGCGTTGACTCAATGAGTAAAGTTTTCTATCCTCAAACGGAGGAAAAAACAGTCAAGGCAAAGACTGCTAAAAAATCAGCCGACACAGACATCAACACACAAGGAGAATAATATGTCAACATTTGAACTACCAAAAACACCAGAAATTAAATTCAACAAAAACGGGTATGAAATCCGCACTGATATCTTGGGTATGGCTAAAAGCCTAGTACAAGACGATTTCCATGCTAAATTCCAAGGATGGGAATTGACTGCTACTCGTGACGAGAAGACAGGTCAAATTGTCAGTACGGTGGCAATGCCAACTTTTCCAGGACTAGACAAAGTGCTAGAAACTGCTGAAAAAATGTACGGTTTTGTAAACCAAGGTACTAGCAAGAAGTAAAAACTGCTGAAAAAACTAGCAAAAAGTGGGCTTAGGCCCACTTTTGTTGTTAAAAAACAACAAAAATTCCACAGAAAATCCCACAGAAAACGGTTGACTTCTAGCTCGAAAGACGCTATAATACATACATAGACAGCAACAAACGGAGTTGATTATGAACCTTAATGTTAACGATACAGTTACTTGGACTAGTGCAGCCGGCAATCTTGAAGGTGTTATCACTAACATTTCGTTGAACCTCAACGCTGCCAACCAAGTTGTTCCTTGGATTGATATCTTAGTTGGTCAGATTGCCGGACATGATTATTCAGTTCGCCTGTGTGCTACTCATCAAAATCTCAAGGCAATGCGTGTTACTAAACTTGAAATTGAAACTGTTTAACCTTTAACTAACCGGAGTCTACTATGAACATTACTCAAATTAATACCACTATCATGTTTGGTGATTTTACTAACGATCAGCTGACCAGCATTATTGATGCAGTTAAGTTTGCCCGTGCCCAACTGACAAAACAGAATCGCCGTGCTCTAGACTTAGGCGACACTGTGCAGTTTCGTGACTCCAGGCGCGGAATGTTAGTACGTGGTACTGTTCAAAAAATTGCTATTAAGTTCGTTACAGTGCGAACTACCAACGGTCTTTGGAAAGTTCCTGCCAGCATGTTAGAGCTGGTTTCGGATAAGGCTGTGGCAGCCTAATAGGTGTTGCAAAAATACTACAATCAATACCCATACAATTGTGCGGGTTATTGATTGTATGCTATAATACATTTTTATTTAACTTGAAAGGTTATCATGGCTACTCAGATTTCAGATGCACGTACAGTTACTCCAGTTGAAGCACGTCGTGGGCTTATCCGTTGTTTTAAAAAACAACGTCCTGTATTCTTTTGGGGACCTCCAGGAATTGGCAAGAGCGAGCTGGTAGCTGGCATTACTGAAGACTTGGGCGGGCATATGATTGATCTGCGTCTAAGCCAGATGGATCCAACTGACCTGCGCGGCATTCCTTTCTTCAACAAAGAAAAAGGTAAAATGGATTGGGCTCCTCCTATTGACTTGCCCGACGAAGAAATGGCTAGTCAGTATCCTATTGTTGTTCTATTCCTTGACGAACTTAACAGTGCGGCACCAAGTGTTCAGGCCGCGGCTTATCAACTTATTTTGAATCGTCGCATTGGCAAGTATGTATTGCCTAAGAATGTTGTTATGGTTGCAGCAGGCAATCGCGAAAGCGACAAAGGTGTTACATTCCGTATGCCTAGCCCATTGAGCAATCGTTTCATTCACTTAGAACTGCGAGTGGACTTTGAATCCTGGCAGACCTGGGCAGTTAACAAAAAGATCCACAAAGACGTGGTTGGTTACTTGAGTTTTGCTAAACAAGACTTGTTTGACTTTGACCCACGTTCTAGTACACGGTCTTTTGCTACACCACGTTCATGGGTCTTTGTTAGCGAATTGCTCGACGACGATGATGGTATGGACTCTGGCACTGTTGACTTGATCTCTGGTGCAGTGGGTGAAGGTCTGGCAGTTAAGTTTATGGCCCATCGTAAGGTGGCCGGGCAGATGCCCGACCCAGTCGAAGTGCTAAAAGGTCGTATCACTGAACTTAAAATTAAAGAGATCAGTGCTATGTACTCTTTGACAATTAGCCTGTGCTATGAACTTAAAGATTCTTTTGACAAATTGGGTGCAAAGTCCGAAGAGTGGAACAAGATGACTGATAACTTCTTCCGCTTTATTATGGATAATTTCACTACCGAATTGGTGGTTATGGCGTCACGTATTGCTATTACCACATACGGCATTCCGTTTGTTCCTGGCAAGATCAAGAACTTTGACGAGTTCCATAAACGTTTCGGTAAGTACGTAGTTGCCGCAGTTAAATAAAAAAGGGGCGCAAGCCTCTTTTTTATCTTGACAAACGGATAAGAATAGTGTATAATACAATTTTAACCAGGATATATTATGTCTGACACTACCCTAGCAGAAAAGCAAAAAGTCGTTACAGTTACCAATCCTAAGATTGATGCAATTGCTCGAGAAAAACTCATTACAGCTCGTGTAGGTTTGTTATTGCGAGCTGGGTTCTTTGGTAACTTGGCAACACGGTTAAAATTAATCAATGGTGATAGTTGGTGCTCTACTGCTGCCACCGACGGTCGAAACTTTTGGTACAATAGCGAGTTTATTAATCGCCTAAGTTTAAAAGAATGCGAGTTCCTG